AAAAAATTAATAGCACCTCTGGTACCATTAACTCCTCCATTCAACACCTCATCTTCGAGATGTTCCATATGAAGATTCTTACCTGAAGCTTCTATAAGAAATTGTTTGTAAGATTTCATAAAGTTTTTGCCCACTTCTTAAAAGCTATACCAAATGTTATATCTTTTCTATCTCTCATACCTAAATCTTTCTTATGAGCGAAGTATCTTTTTAAACCCTCTTTGGTTTGTGTTTTAATAAGGTCTAGATTTTTAAGAACCTTTACAGCAGTATTAATAGATTCTAATCCTAAGGTTTTTCTATGTTTAACAGTAAAATTCTTTTTAGGCATATTTTTAATTGCATGGTCTAAGGCGCTCCTTAAATCTTTAAGTTCTTCAATTTTTTCTACATCGCCTGGAACATCTGTTGATATTGGTTGTGCTTGAAATGGTTGTGCTATAATTCTAGTAGAAGCTCCGCCTTCTTTCTGGCCACCTCCTGCCCACATTAAATGCCAATCTGAGTCCCAATTATTTCTATTTTTAAAGAAGTGCGCATGTCCATCAAACGAGATAGTAGCACCTGATTTTTTATTAAATAAAGTCACCCAATCAAAACCGTGCGCTTCATATTGTTGATAAGCTGCTGCACACCAATTTTGTAAAAAGATATTTGGATTAGTGAAACCATCTTTAACGACTTTATTAAATTTATAAGAGGTGGTAATTCCCATACAAGCATCACATACATCTGTATATAATTTCTCACATGCTTTATCTGCTTGAAATTGTGTTCCACCATGTTTAGCTTTATATAATTCTGTAAACAACTTACTAGCATCAGATAAAGCTTTAGGCATCCTGGCTTTGCCATTTCTTAACATGAGATCATCAAGATCTTTTTCTTTTAAAACTTTTCCTAAATCCTTAAACGCATCTTTAAAAACTTCTTTGCCAATATTAAACTGTGAACTTGTTCCTAAATGGCCCCCATCTGACTTCATTTCAATATTAAGACCTCTTCCTAGATAAGCATCACCTTTATCTTCTGCATCTCCTTTTGCGCCAGTATCTGTTGCTAAAATAAAAAGTAATTCACCGGGACCAATATTTGCATTATGTACTTTTGGTGTCCAATTCACTAGTTCGGAATACATCTTACTCATAATCGGATATGCTGAGGTAATATAATTCATTGCATTAGCAACCTTACCACTACTACCTTTTACTAAGCCTTTAGCATCAAAAGATTTACCGTCTAAAAACTCTTTTAAAAAGTCAAACTGTTGTTCAACGTTTTCACCATATTTGTTTATAAATGCAATAACACCCCGTGTAACTTCATCTCGGCCCATTATGATTTTCTTTTTATCACATGCTTCATGAATCATTTTTTCCATTACAGGAACGGCCATGGCATTTATAGCCTTTAATAGATCTTCATCATTATCTATTTCATCTATCATATTCAAAACTTTGGATTTAAGTCTAGCATTAACTGCTTCATTAATCCAATCTTTCATATCACCTTTTTTTCGCTCTTTTTCGCTCATAATGCGATCTAGTATACGTTCGCCAATAATATGTGCTTTGAATGTTTTCAAAGGGATTTCCCTTCCCAGGAACCCTTTGCCCATTTATCCATAGTCTTCTGAATATCTTTGGCTAAGGCTTTAACAGACTTGGCATCGGCACTATCCATTTCAGCTGCATTACGAGCCCATCTCGCTATTCTATTTGCACGCGAAGCAACTTCTTCCATACTTTTCACTGCCAATTTACTTATGGCTGCTTCCTCTAGAACTTCCTTAGCTGCGTCGTGTAGATCTTGTATTTTTTCCATGGTTTCCCCTCAAAATAGTTTTATAATCTTATTTATTGTTTTTAAGATATCCGAATTTCTTTTCGGTAAGTTGTAAGAATTGTTTAAAAATATTTTGTTCTTTTATTTTAGAATATCTCATAAATGCTTCACAACTTGTTTTTGGTTTAGCATAAAGATACATATCAAAGGCGAGTTCAGAACTATACGCATCTATTTCAAATGGGTTTGAAAAATAATCATCATATTTGTTTTGTTGATCATCAAATTGTAAAGAATGAGTTAATTCGTGAATGTAGGTGAGAGTGAATTGTTGTTTATATTTTTCCCAAACGGATTCAGGAATAAATAATTGTTGTGTATATAGTTCTGGTGATAAATTAATTGTTATTTCTAATTCAGATTCTGAAAAATGTTCTTCGGGAACATTAGCAGCTCCATCGAAAGTCATTTCATATAAGGCATGATCCAAATCTTTTCGTATATTAACATAACAAGAAAACCCTAGTTCATCTTCTAATATTTCTTCTGTTTTATTAGCACATTCATGCCAGAGTTTAATATAGCGATTTGTTTTTGTATTATAAGAATTTTTAAATTCCTTAAAAGCTTGATCTATACAACCTAATGAATCTTTAATAAATTCTAAATCATTCATATTGAAAATTCCCGAAGTCAGCCTTATTTCTGTGTCTATTATCAGTAGAGATATCAAACAATGGTTCATCATCTTGTCCGCTGTCCGATATGTCTTCTTGAGCTCTTTGATCGACATCATAAAGTCTCATTTTACTTCTATCTACTCCAATAACAAACTTTCTATAAGATGTAGGATCATTATATCTGTTTTTCAATTGTTTTACAAGCATTTGATTTAATTCTTCCATTTCTTCAGAAGATATAAGTGCGAACATGAAGTCAGCAGTTGCTGGTAAACCAAAACTCTCAGATGTATCTTCTAAACCAATATCTGTACTTGTAAACCCTGATCTGGTTGTTTGGGTTGCAGACATAATCGGAACATTATATTCTACAGCTAATCCTCTTAATTCTTCAGCAATAGATTTAATATATGTGTATGAATTAACATTGGATCCTGCCTTTATTCTAGAAGATGTACAAATGTTTAAATAATCTATGAATATTATATCGGGAACAAAATTACGTTTCAAGTTTAATTCACCTAATAAATTTTTAAAATGCATAGCGCCGGCAGATGCAGTAGGATATTCTTTAATAATTATTTTACCATTGGTTTTTCCTTTGAGTTTATCTATTTTCTTTTTATACATATCTCTAGGAATTTCTTCTAATTGACTCATAGGAATATCTAAAAGATTCGCATCAATTCTTTCAGCGATCCTTTCTTCCGCCATCTCCATGGTGATGTAAAGAACATTTTTATTAATAGAAAGACAACTAGCGGCTTGATGACACATGAATAAAGATTTACCAACTCCAGTTCCTGCTAAACAAATATTTAAAGTCTTCTTAGGTAAACCCCCTTTTGTAATTTTATTAAACAACTCGAGATCGAATTCAAGTTTTTCTTCTACTCTATGATAAAAATCAAATCTATTGTCCGCGTCTTCAATAAAATCGTGTCCTATATGAGGATCAAAAGAAACAGCTAAAGCTTCTGATAAAACAGTGGGAATTGCTCCTTTAGATAAATGAGTCTTTTCATTACCTTCAAGAATTGCGATAGCATTCACTACAGCATTATATATTGCTTTATCTTGACAAAATGTTTCTGATTGTTCTAAAAGCCAGGGTGTGATGTCTTTAGAATCACTAGGCTTCTCTAAAGTATTAATTATTTCATTAGATTTAGTATATTCTGTTTCATGTATACCATCTAATTGATCTAAATCTATTAATAAACTTTGTTTGGTTGGTAGGTCATTATGCTTTAAAATATATTCTTGAATTAATTTAAAAACTATCTTTTCAGATGAATCTTCAAAATATTCAGATTTTACGTAAGGAACAACTTTCCTCGTAAAATTTTCATTATGTATTAAATGTGATAGTATCAGGCGTTCTATCCGTGGCGTCATTAGTTTTTACTCCTTCCTTTTCACTCTCTTCTTTATATCTGTCCCATAATAATTTAACTAAAATTTCTCCAATCATATATTCAAACTCTACGCCTTCTTCATCGGAATGTTCTACACCCTGTAATTCTGGTGGAACAAGAATAACATCGTATTCATATTTCGCATTACTTTCTCCCTTTTCATCCGGTGGCGCTACTTGAAACTTCCCTAATTTTATAATAGTTCCTTTAAAAGGGCCCGCATTTAATTCAACACACATTTGAGACACATCTTCAGGATGTTCAGGATGAGGAACTAAATTATAATAACCACCAATTCTATTATAATCTTCCTTTGTTAATTCATTACTCATTTAGTTCTCCTTCTGGAATCCATTGCATCGTTTCTTCTTCTCCTGTCCACCTAGCAGAAACTACTGGCCGGGTTCCCCAAGCTCTAAGTACTGCTTCTTCGCCCCCGCGACATATCATTTTTGATCCGTCTTCTAATGTTAGTTCTACTACTTTAACTTTCTCTACTATCATCCTCTGGATCCAGTTCTTCAGATATTCCTATTTCACCATATAAAAATTCTTTTCCAGCGACTTCATCTAATTGATCAAGAATATCTTTTGTAAAATATTTTGTGGGATTTTTAAGCATGGTTTTTAGAAAAACCTTTTCTCCATCAGGCATTTCTAATCTAGTAGAAACTTTTTTAAAGATTTCATACTTCTCTGCTAATTCTGCTAATCCATAATATCTATTCAATCCTTCTTTATATGTAAGAAGGACATCCACCATTTTATGTTCTTTTGTGAGTCTTGATTTATAAGTTCTACAATGAATTATTTGACCAATAACTTCTGTTCCGTCTTTTTCTTTTTTCTTGGAAAGAAAAACAATAGAAGATGCAGCATAATGTAAGCCAGTTCCACCTCCCATAATTTTTTGAGGAAACAATGTCCCTATTTGATCATATGTGTGATTAGTAACCACAAGAGGAACTTTTGCTTTGCCTCCCAACAAGGTAAGAACTCTGAATGTTCCTTTAACCATCTGGGCTCTGGTCATATCTCTTGTATTTTTACCTTCTCCAATATCTTCCATCTCTTTGGTAGTAGATAAGTTACCCAGTGAATCAAGACACATCATCATTGGGGGACGATCTTTTTCGGGTTCTTGTACGTGTTTTTCTAAAATTCGAGTTGCCTGAGTTCTGAATTCTTGAACCGTTGCAACGGGAAGGATAATCATGCGCTTAGAATCTATTCCGCGCATTTCAATCATATCTTTGGTTAGGGCAGATTCACTTTCAAAATATATAACCCCACCAGTAGGATTATCTGTGAGAAACTGTCTGACACAACCCAAAACGAAAAAAGTTTTACCTGTTGAACTTTCTCCAGCAAAAGCTGTAATTTTATTAGATGGTAATCCACCATAGATACTTCCGGATAACTGAGCATTTAAAATATATGAACCAGTATCAATAAAACTTTCTACATCTCCCGCTTCAACTCCATCACTTACTTTTGAGCCATATTCATTATTAGCTACTTGTAAAATTTCTTCAAAATAATCACTCATATAACCTTTTCAATTAATCATCATAACAATTAAGTCTATTGCACAACCTTTTTTACTGCGTCGGCGGCTGCTGATAAAATAGGAGCAGACAATCCTCCTTTTTTCTCAATATCAACAGATCCAGTAGTAGGATCATATGAAATCGTAAATGTCATTTCTATTGGTTTGATTGTTCCGTCAGCTTTAATTATTGGCACTTTACCCTCAATTGCTCCCAGCAATGCATCTTTAGCATTTGAGAAGGGGTGTGTGGGATCGGCTTTTATAAATTTATCCAATTCTTTTTTCGCACTTGATGGAAGTAAATCATCTATCATACTTTCCACATGCTCTTTTGCTAAATCTGTTGCTTTGTCTACAACAAGACTAGAAATAACATTAAATAATAATAATGGTAACATAATATTCCTTTTTTCAAAATTTAAATAATAAAAAAGGGGGCTAAACACCCCCTTTTACATAACTACGCTACTTGGAATAAATTCCCCAGAGTACCCAAATTGCTACTAGACCAACAAGTCCTTCTGATCCGAGTTCTTTGACAAGACTCACTACTGAGCCTACAACATCAAGACCAATGAATGGAACTGCTGCTCCAAAAAGTATTTGCAGTACCACGCCTAATGCTATAAGTGCGAGCCCTGCTTCTGTTAGGCTTTTTAACCAGCCTACTGCTTTATCTAACATTTATTTTTACTCCATTTATGGATGTACTTGTTTAAAAAGAGTTAGGGGTGCGCTCCACCAAGATTCCCATGGAAAATGTATCCAGAGATTCTCAGTATCTTTAGCAACTTCCCTAACATAGTAATGAGGCTTAAACTCTACCTCATTATTCCACCAGAGTGAAGCAAACCTTACGTCACACTGAATTTCTAAAGGCATATTCTCTCTTGGTCCCTTAATATAATCCGATATACGTTCAAACGTTACACCGCTATCACAAATATCATCTATAATTAAAACCCTCTTATCTGTCTTCCGTGGCAGATAATCTTCCCATTCTGGAAAATCTCTAAGAGCACTTTTCACGGGCTTAAATGGCTTTTTTAACCAGTGAGACATCATAACACCGGGCGTTAATCCACCACGGCTCAAACCCACAATAACATCAGGTTCGAATCTATCTAACACAATATCACGACAGAGTTGATTTACATCTAAACACATTTCCTGCCAGCTATACCATAATTTTTTCATGTCTTTCATAACAAATTACCTTATTACATATTTATCATATTTCTTATACTAAAAATGCCTCTAAAGAACTCGATTTCTCCGGAGACCAGCCAATTACTTTTAATATTTCATTCAAAGGTCCTCTAAAAGATTTTTCAAATTGTTTATCATAATCAATATAATCATGAAGCCCAAACTCTTCAGGTAAACCTTCC